AAGCAGTAGGTCTAACCATATACTCTGCACCATATACACCACCTGCTGTAAGAGCTGCAGATTTTGCAGCATCTTCTAAATCACCGCCCAGAGCTAAAGTAGTTATAGCACTAGCAGCAGCACCCCCTAAAGCTTTCATGTGCGTGGCTGATTTAGCAGCATCTGCATGTTGTGTTCCTAATGCTGCTTTATCTGTAGCAGACATATTTGCATATTCTTGACTTTGCATAACTTTATTTAAAGCATCTGCTGCTCCTAAATCAGTTATATCTATATTTAATTTAGTAGCTAAATCAGCTACTCCTGTATTGCCCATAATTTCAATAACAGCTTTATTAGCATAAGCATCTACAACATTAGTTTTTGCAAAACTCCCTGCACCTGCAATAGCTGCTTTTTCATAATCAAATTTACCATCCTTTGTTAAAAATCCTGCTGTAAGTCCTGCAAACATATCATCAGCAATACTACCTATAGTTACTCTAGTTTCTCCTGGAAGACTTCCTAACTCTGTATTTTTTACTTTAGTAAACCAATCACCTATAGAGTCTATTGTTTGTTTTATCTTACCTCTTTCTAAACGTTCAGGTAAAGTTAATTCAATTCCTTCTTGTATAACTGTATCTCCAGTTATTTCTGCAAGAGGATTTACTGCTGCACCACCTACTGTATATTCTTCAATCTCAACATTATTAAATTCTGGTTGTGTTAGCCACCTATCTTCATAACTATCATACATGTAAGCTTTAGAATTATCATAATCTGTTTTAGATATAAATTTACCTGTCGTAGTATCTAAAGCGTAGTTTGTAATATCACTAGGAGAAGATATTTTGTACTTGTTAAGATCAGGGGGTGGGGGTGTTCCAGAACTACCTATAGCTTGATATCTTCCATAAGTAAGATCACTAACAGTTTCCGTACCAAATATAGGAAGTGCCGCACCTGCACTTTGTTCATTTATAAGATTTCTATAGACAGAATTATTATCTCTACGTATTCTACCTGCTAAAATATCTACACTAATACCTGTCCTATCAGATATTTGATTTAATGTTTCCCCACCTACACGCACTTTGTATGTAAATTTTGTATTGGCTCGTATTTCTAATATATTTTCTATATACTCATTAAAAGGCATGGCTTCTTCAGGAGTCATATAATTTTTATCATACACTAAATCGGTTTGTCTTATCCAATTCTTTTCGTCACCAAACAGAGGAATCATTCTAGTTTGACCTTTTGATTCATCACTGCCTAAAAATTGAAATTCTCCATCTTTATCTACAATAGTTATATCACCTAGACTAAGATTATTTTTTTTAAAATCTATTAGTGTACTTTGTAATTCTGTCCAACCTTCTAAATCCCAATTTACAGGAACAGAAGATTCTCCTCCCATGTAATTAGCTCCAACCCACCTCCAGTCCATAGCATCTTTAACCATATCTGCAGCATCAGAACCTGTTAAATAACTATCTATAGTAGTTATACCTGCTACAAGAGCACGATCAGTATAGGCAGGATCATACTCAGAAGGTCCAGTGCCTATACCACCTGCTAAAGATTCTGCTAAAGCAGTGTCGGCATCTGACATATCTCCAGAACCAGGAACTACACTTAATCTATCCATTAGAGAAGAACTTACTCTAGGACTTACATACCCTTTTGGGGGTTTAAACTCTAAAGGATCAGGAACGAAAGGTTTTGTTTCGCCTACAGGGAATCTTTCCTCTAATGTAGGTAAAGGGTTTCTTGCGGCAAATGCTTCACCACTTTCTCCTGGAGCAGGGTTTACAGAATAGAAACCTTGTGTTGTGTCTACTGGAGTTTCTACTTCGTTTTGTATTACTCCTGTGTCAGGTAAAGTTATTATGCCTTCACTATCTGGTGTTAGACCACCTTCTTGCATATCTATAAAACCGCCTGCTGATTTAGAATATTCTATTCGCCTATCCATATGAGGTGTTCCTGGTTGAATAAGAATATCAGACCATGCTCTTGCTGATTGTTCTATAGTTAAGTTAGGATCAAAAATAGTGTTTCTTAATCTTCTAGCATTTTTACCGCCTATTTGATCTCCTGTATCAAATTCATTTTTTATGTAGAGTAATTGAGCATCTATACTGTCTTGTAAATTATTGTTTTCAACAAATTTAAAGTATGCTTCTTTTTGACCTGGACTACTAAACTGTATAAGACCATACCCTGTACCACTTCTACCTTCATCTTGTAATTGAGTATGACTAAAAGTGCCGCCAGTTTCTTGATGTATATTTCCTAATAAACCTTTTATAGCTATTTCAGGAAGGTCCATATTGTCTGCAAGCCAGTTTGCTATATATTCTTTTCTTTCTTTAGGTGTTCTATTTTTAATTGGGGGCTCATAGTTAAATTTAGGACCTAGCTTTTTACCTAATTCTGTTCTTGTATCATAGCCTATAATATTTCCATCATCATCATAATAGGGTGGATAATTTTCACGCTGATCAAAACCTTCTCTAGGCATACCAAGTATTTCTCTAATATCACCTGCTGTCTTCACGTTTAGACTCCGCCCTCACCCTGTCCTGTAATTGGAGTAACATTCCCAGTAAAGCCGCCTTCCCCTGGAGTTGGCGTAGTTCCTGTTCCGATTGTGCCACCACCAACGCCTGTTGGATCAGCAGGGTTTGCTCCTGCAGGAACTCCTTCAGGGGCTCCCATGTTTGGTTGTTGTTCACCAGAGGCAGCAGCCTCTTCGCCAGTTGGTTGTCCATTTAAACCTCTTAAAATTTCAGCAAATATTTGTGCTTCGTTAACATCATTAACTAGCTCATCAGGTTCCATATCCTGAGCTATTGCTAGTTCCTTAATCAACGTAGGTAATTTTACAAAAGGAGCAAGCATAGGATTAGATACTGTTTGTAGTAGCATCGTTAATCTTTGTGACCTTACTTCTTTCATCATTACAGACGTTGTGCCTTTAGGTTTAATCTCCAAATCACCCATTGTTGCATCTTCATCCTCTGAAAATTGCATATTCCACATGAACATGTTTTCTCCTAGAGGTCTAAGAAGATGATCATCTATATTTTTGATAACAGTTTTAATACCTAAACCTGCTGAACCCATTAACATAGATAGTCCTGCTGCAGTACGACCAGTACCAGTCACGCCAGTTTGACCATGAACGATACTAGGTATACCTGTCTCTTCGTCAGCAAGTTGCCTTGCTTTATCGTACATCTGGAGGTTTTCTACTGCTGTACTAGGAAACTTAATTCCTGTAATACCAGTACCAGGAGCTCCAGACTGTCTCCTAAATATTTTACCAGGATATATATCCATAGACTGACCTGGTACCATCATGTTTTCGTCTACTTCAAAAATTAAATTGCCAGCTAGTGCTAAGTTGTCGATAGCCATACGAACATGACCATTCATTAGTAGCTGTGCATCTTCCATATTTTCAGGAACACCTATACCAAAAAATCTGTAAGGGTTCTTTTCATATGGGAATACTTGATAAGGTAGCCTTTCTGGTACGAATGGATTTAATACTACTCTTAATATTTGATTACCACATATCCAAGCATTTACTTGTACTTGATCTAAAGGTGATGTATTTTTTGGTAAGTCTAATTGTATTTCTTCTGCCATAGCAGCATCTAATACACCCCAATATTCTAGTACTTCAAATCTATCTTCATTATAAATAGGATCATTATCTGCATATAAATCATTTTCAAAATATCTTTCTTCATAGGAGCTTCCCATAGTAAGACATGCTTCAATAGCATCTACATCAAAGAAAGGTCTATTTCTTAGAGCACGTAATTGTGATCTATTCATTCTATGTCTTTCTATGATATATTCTGCATCTTCTAAACTTAATGCTGAAGGATCAGGATATAAATCCCAACAAGAAACATGACCTAATCTAGGCACAACTTTTTCTTCTGGATCGTAAAATCTACCTTCATCATCTGAAGACCATTTGTGAATAGTTTTAGTATGATTAAATGGTCCTTTTATAATACCAGTACCTAATAAACACTGTTCAAAGATACCTTTTCTGAGTTCGGAAACTGCTGAAGCATCTAGTAACTGATCATGGATAAGTTTTTCCATTTTTCTAGCTGCTTCCTTGGCTGGAGATAGTTGGGGTTCCCCTAAATTAGATGGACCTGCGGCTAAATTAGCCTGAGCCATATCATCTTCATAAGGACCTAATTCTAGTTCAGTAGCTTCTGTAGCTCCTGCTGGTAATTCTCTACCATCTCCTTCAAACCCATAGGGGTCTGACTGTTCTAATTGCTGATCTAATGGTGTTTCTAGGTGAACAAACTCTTCTACGCCTTCTGGCATAGGGGTAGACTCTACAGATATAGGAACTTTACCTTGCGAAAATAAAATATCTACTAACTGCCCAAAAGCAGCTAATACTTTTACTTTAGTTATTTTTACAGTAACTTTAGATCGTTCTGACTTTCTATAGTCTTCACTATCCTCAGAAGTTCCTCTGTAGTTCTTGTAAGCTTTAAGCCATCGTTGTTCGTCTGATAGACGACCATCTTCAGATTCCTTATACTTACCCTTTATGTAGCCTGCTAAACCAGACATACTCTCTTGAGTAATATCTTCCTGTTCGTCAGTGCCTACCAGTTCACCTAAATCAGCCATAATTAGTAGTCCTTTTGATCAGCCAAAGTATTGAAATTAGAATCTACTTGATTCTTTTTCATACCTTTAAGATTACCACCATCTACTGTGGTTTCAGCTCCATGAGACATAGAAACTTTATCCCAACTTTCTTTTTTCATTCTAGAAAGTTTAGACTCGTCTTCTTGTCCTAGGTCGCCTTGTTTATAACCTTGCATTAACGGCATTGTTTTCTCCTTTAAAGTTAATATCCAAAAATTGGATCGTTGGGTACATATCTATCATATTCTCTAGGTTTTCTAAATCTAGGATGATAGTATGGACTATTCACTAAACGTGTCATACACTCC